GATTTAAAGGCATACCAGGTCTGAGAATGTTGGATAAAGCTGCTGCTAGTAAAGGTAACACAGCTATCAATAGCGTAATATCTGAAATAAAAAAAATCATTGACAAAAGATTTAAATAATGGAAGTAGGTAAAGCAGTATTTGAAATTTTATTTAATGACTCAGATGTAATAGCTTTAGTTTCTGAGAGTGGTTCTAATCCTAGAATCTTTCCAAGTCGTTATGACTTTCCTAGTAATGTTTTATTGCCTTATATTACTTATCAAGTAGTATCAGACGAGCCAAACAACACAAAAAACGGAGTAAGCACTTATGACTATGTTACAGTTCAAATAAGTATATATGATATAAGATATAGTACTTTAGTGGATTTAGCTGGTAAAGTTAGAACAGCTTTAGATTATACAAGTGGAACGTTTAGAGGGGTTGTAGTGGATAAGATATTTTTTGAAAATCAGAACGAAACTTTTGACGATTCTGCTGGAGAGCAAGGGTTTTACGGAATAGCACAAGATTACAGATTTAACATAAATAGATAGATATGTATAAAGTAAAAATAAAAAAAGATATTGAATGTAGAGGAGTAGAATACAAAGAAGGCGAATCTTACAAGGTTGGTCGTGTTGTAAGAAACTTTTTAGAAGCAAACGATGCAATAGATACAACAAAGAAAAAGTCTAAAAAGAAGGTAACTTCTGAGGATTTAGATATTAGCTAATTATAAATTTTAAATTAAAAGAAAATGGCAATTTTTAACGGAACGGATTTAATCCTAAAAGTTTCTCCTAGTAATGGAGGATCACAAGCGAAATTGATGCATTCTCAGAATGTTTCACTTTCAGTCAATGTAGATACTATAGACATCTCAACAAAAGACTCTAGTGGTTTTAGAGACTTACTAGGTGGTCAAAAATCTTTCAGTCTTAGTGCTGATGGACTTATGGACTTTGCTGGTGTTGCTGGTGATACTGAGGTAGATGAGTTATTGGACCAAATGATGGCAAGAACAGCAGTTACATTTACTTTTGCTCTAGCTACTCCAGCTGGTTATACTATTACTGGTAGTGGTTTTTTAACTTCTCTAGAGATTTCTGGTGGTACAGAAGATGCTCCAACTTATTCTTGTTCAATCGAGGGTAGTGGAACATTAACTAGAACAGATGTGTAATTGATTTCTTTGTTGGTTGGGGATTGTGCTACGGCACGTCTCCCAACTAGCAATAACTTAAACTAACAAAGATATGTACGAAGTAGTTATAATAAACGGAAAAGATTACCCAGTAAGATTTGGAATGAACTCGTTGAGGTTATTTTGTAAAGATACTGGAAGAAGTTTAGCTGACTTAGATAAGCTAGGAGATGGAATAAGCTTAGATGATGCTTGTTTTTTAATCCTAAACGGTATAAAAGATGGCTCACGAGTGAGTGGTCAAGAATGTTCTTTAAATGTTGATGATGTCGCTGACTTGCTAGACGAAGATTTTGAGGCTTTGAATAAAGTGTTAGAAGTATTCTCAGAGCAATTCTCTGCTAAATTTGAAACGGAGGGAAACGAGAAAGCCACGAAGAACGTGGCAAAGAAGAAGAAGTAACTTGGGATAAGTTAGAGGCTATTGCTTATGGTCTCGGTTTATTACCTACAGACTTTTGGAGTTTAACTTTTCACGAGTTTCTATGTACTCAAAAAGGTATTAATGACCGATTTGAACTAGAACAACGTCAAGAGTGGGAACGAGTGCGATGGTTGGCTTGTGTTAATTTACAGCCACACACTAAGAAAGGACAAAACCTAACTCCTCAGAAACTTGTTAAGTTTGATTGGGAGAAAAAGAAAGTAAAGACCGACATCGAGAAACAAAGAAAAAGAGCAGAATATATTAAAAAGAAATACGAATTGCTAAATAAAGACAATGGCACAGAAGAATCTTAGCGTAAAATTATCACTTAACGATAAGCAATTTCAGAGCAGCTTAAAAAGAGCTACTAGGTCAATGAAGAAGTTTGGTTCTTCTATGAAAAGGACTGGACAGACACTTTCACGAAACTTGACTTTGCCATTATTAGCTTTTGGTGCAGCTAGTATTGCTGCTTTTGACAAACAACAAAAGGCAATAGCACAAGTAGAGGCTGGTATTAAGTCAACTGGTATGGCTGCTGGATTTACTTCTAAGCAACTTCAAAAGATGGCTTCTGAGTTGCAAGGTAAGACTTTATTTGGCGATGAGGTAATTTTAAAAGATGCTACTGCTCAACTATTGACTTTTACTAATATAGCTGGAGAGCAATTTGAAAGAACACAACTAGCAGCGTTAAACTTAGCGACTAGACTTGATGGAGATTTAAAATCAGCTAGTATTCAATTAGGTAAAGCATTAAACGACCCAATAGCAAACTTATCAGCTCTAAGTCGTAGTGGTATTCAATTCTCAGAGGAACAAAAGAAAGTAATTAAAGAACTAGCAGAAACAAATAGACTAGCAGAGGCTCAAAGTTTAATATTAGATGAATTAGATAAGCAATATGGTGGAGCTGCTGAGGCTGCTGCTAAAGCTGGTGCTGGTGGCTTAAAGCAACTACAAAATCAATTTGGCGATTTGATGGAAGAGATAGGGGGTATGCTTATACCTATTGTTATTGACTTAGGAAATCAATTTAAATCTTTTTTAGAAAGTTTTAGCAAACTTGACCCAGAAGTTAAAAAAATGATTGTTACTGCTGGTATTTTAGCTGGAGCTTTAGGACCTTTGCTAGTTATTTTAGGAAGCATTGTTACTATTGTTGCTGCTCTAAGTATTAAATTTATTGCTATTGCTGCTGCGATTGCTGGATTAGCTTTAGGTATTCTTTATGTCAATGATAATTGGGACGCTTTTAAAGAGAGATTTCAAGATATTAGATGGTGGAAAAATACTCTACTTGAGATGACTGCAACTCTATTAGACACTCAAAATAGCCCATTTAGTTTACTTTTAGATGCTTTTAACGAGATTTTTGATAAAGAAATTGAAAACCCATTCAAAGGAAAAACAGCTGATTTTTTCCGAGATATGAAAACAGAAGTTGATGACTACGAAACAGAGTTTGATGACTTTACAACATTTCTAGAAAATCAAAGCAAAAAAATTGAAAAAACTTTTGAAAACTTAGGAAAATCACTAAATGTAGGTGGACCTAGTGGGGGTACAAGTTCAACAAGTTCCAATCCAGCAGCAATAAATAAAAGACAAATAAAACAGCCTGGAATGATGGCTGGAGCTATGACTCAAGCAGTATTGCCAGATGATTTAATAAAACAAATGGAGCTTTTTGAGCAACAACAAAAAAACATAGTTTCTTTAAATGAAGAATTAGACCAAAGTTTTATGAGCTTTGGTAATGTTTTGCAAGGTACATTTGCTCAAGCCTTGCAGAGTTCAGATGGCTTTTTTAAATCGTTTATATCTGGTGCAAAACAAGCTATGTCAGCTCTATTAGCACAACTAGCTGCAACTGCTGCCCTTAATGCTTTGTTAGGCGGAACTGGTTTAGGTGGAGCTATGGGATTTAAAGACATTGGAGGTTTTGGAGGAATAGGAAAACTATTAAAAGGTTTACCATTTTTTAGTGATGGTGGTATGGTTACTGGAGCAACTCTAGCTATGGTTGGAGAAGGACCAGGAACGTCAATGAGCAATCCAGAAGTCATCGCTCCATTAGATAAATTACAATCTATGATTGGTGGTAATGGTGCTGGAGCTGTTCAAGTATTTGGGACAATAAGTGGTCAAGATATATTACTAAGCTCAGATAGAGCAAGAAACAATAGAACTAGAACAAGAGGTTATTAATGGCAATAGATAATAGAATACAATATAAGTTTAGAAGCGATAGAGGCACTTATTACAGAATTACAATCATTGACACTCTTAGCTCAACATCTACATTATATGATGATGTATTTGCTAACGATGACGGTTTCAAATTAACTTATGAAACTAATGACGATGACCGATTTACTGGATTAATACCATCTAAAGTTGATTTAGGTTTTTTTATTGATGATGATTCTGGAGATGGAACTCCTAGTAATGTTATTTCTATAATAAACTCTATTAGTACTAGCGACTATAAAAGGTGGCAGATAAAGATTGAAAATTCAACAAACGATTCAACTTATTATTTATTTTGGGTTGGTAACTTGCTAAATGATATTAACTCTGAAGAAGATATATCTTTGCCAAGACAAATTAAATTAACTGCAATTTGTGGACTAGGTGCTTTAGATAATATACCCTTTGATGAAGAAATACCTTACACTTTTACTGCTTCTTATACTCTATATAGATATATATACAACTCTTTAGCTACTGACATAAATACTACTAACAACTGGGATTCAACAGACGTTTTTATAAGAACGGTTGTAGATTGGACACCATACCCAGCTTCTAGAACTTCTAGTAGAGACCCACTTAATATATCAAAATTTAGAGCTGCTGCTTATGCTCCAATTGATGATAATGGAGTAAGAAGACCTAAAACAGCTTTTAAGTTATTGAATGATATTTGTAAGGTAGTTGGAGCTAGATTGTTTTTAAGTAATGGGATTTGGACTTTCATACAAGTTAATACTTATGATGAAATGCAATCATCAAACCAATTCTTTAGAGATTATGTAAAAGGAAACAATGGAAGTACATCTACACCAGACGATGATGGTACTTATTCAGAAAACAAAACTGAAGATGGCACTAACATACAACGATTAGCTGGTAATGAGTTTGACAATTTAGCGATACTAAAAGAAGCTAATTTAATATATGAAATGTTTAGAGCTTATGACTTAGTACCTATAACTGTTGCACAAACAGGAGTTAGTAATAATGCTGTCAACAATTCTTTGGTTGCTTGGAATGGTTGGCATAGTGTTGGAGAAGGTTTTAATACTGATGGTGGTATTTATGGCATAGCTGACACTTTTAGTGCCAGAGCAAGATATTATTTAGGAGAATTGACTCAGCTAGATGGACAAACTATAAGATTTAAAAGAAGATTTAATAGAGCTTTTAATGGTACAAATTCACAACTAGATGCTATTGTTACTGGTCTTGGTTCTATTTTATTTTATCATAGGCTAAGATTAGTTGGCACAAGCTCTACTGTATATGCTCGTTCTAATTATACAAGTGGAGGAGCAGCAACTTGGACTTCAACAAGTTTTTTTGGTAATGCTCCTGACTATGGTGTCCCTTATACTTATATAAATGGATTTAATAATACTACTCCAGCTAACTTTTTTGAATTAGATTTTGAAACTAACGAAGTCCCTTTTAGTGGTGATTTGTTTTTTGATTGTTACGCTCAAGTATATCACAATTACGGTCAAAACGACCCAGATACTGGTACTGAGGTCACAACACTATCAGACCAACAAAAGATTTACATTTACTCAGCTCCAGAGAATGCTAACGACCAACTTATACAAGCATACATTAACGGAGAGTCAACAAGTCAACAATTTTTTAAAACTACTCAAAATATATCAAATGGTGTAACATATGAAGTTGGTGAGGTTTTCATAGGAACTGGACCATTATCAGCTCAAGGAGTTATATCTGTGTTTGACCATAGTTCTGGTAGTTATGATAATGGAAACGTTGCAACGTGGGTAGCTTATGGAAGTGGAACAGGTAAAAAAATAAGCAACTTATTACTTAATCAAATAATGAAAGGGCAACATAATGGAGCAAGTATATTTAATGGAAGTCTAAAAATACTAACAAACAATATTACAACAAATGGCTATAAGTTCAATAATGGTATTGTGATAGATAGTAAATTATATATACCTTATGAATGTTCATTTATTGCTAATCAAGACACTTGGGAGGGTGAATGGTATGAGATTAATACAAGCGCAGCAACATTAACAGATTCATTAGATGCTTTAAGTCTTAATAATAACACTAATAACACTTCATCTACTAATAGCTGGTAATATGTCACTACAACAATATTTAAATAATAAAGTATTAGCTACTGTATCAGATTCCTCAGAAGGTGATGCAACAACATTTTTACAGATATTCCCATTAACACAAACTATGGCATTAAGTGGTGACGTAGTTAAATTAATACATAAGGGAACGGGTAGAGAATACGACTTAACATTAAGTGCTGACTTAGATAGTTCGGTTGCAAGATGTAATTTTAGCTCTGTGACATTTGACACTAATATTCCAGTTGGAAGTGTTATAGTTCAATCTAAAGACAAAGGATTTGACAGAACACACTCTAGTCTGCAATATATAACTTTCTCTAGTCAAGCAGCAGCAGAAGAATCGTGGAAAACATTTAGCACGTCTGGAATATCTAATCACACTTGGAACACTACAACTACTGACAAAGGAACAACCGTAGGAACAAGTGAGTTAACTAACATATCAACTTCTATTCAATCGGTTGGTATTGTTGTACCTTATGATTGTACTTTAGTAGGATTTAGAGCTACTATTTACAGAGTCGGAAACTTTCAAACTGCTGTAGGTTTATTTTGTGGAACTCCAGCTTATAATGACAACGCAACTCAAGACTTTACTTTAAGAGCTTATGCTGCTGCTGATAACTCTGCTGGACCAGATTCTAATTATTCACAGCGACCAGTAAAAGCAGAAGATTTAACAAGGTCACATTCTTTATCTGCTGGAGATATAATTATACCAGCTTTCAATAGTGTTACAAATAATGGAGGTAATGCTAGAATAAGTTATACAATAGTTTTAAAAACACTTAAAATATTATGATAAAACAAGAAATAGAAAAATTAAAAATAGACATAGAGGATGCTATGCTATCTGGTGACTATGAAAGTGTTGTAGCAGTATTAAAATTAATTATAGATAAAATAGAAGAACTAGAAAAATGAAAACTTTATTAAAAGAATGCGCTGACGTTCTAACCCTAAACATAACAACATTAGCAATTAGTTTCACTCAAGTTGAAATGATATTGAAAATAGTTTTATTAGTTTTATCTATAATATATACTGCCGATAAGCTAATTAAAAACAGAAAGAAAAATGGCTAAAGGATTATCATTTACATTTAGAAAGAAACCTAAAGTAAAACGTAAGGGAATACACTCAAAAAACCTAAGTAAATCACAAAGAAAAAAACCAACTAGAGGACAAGGATGAATATAAATATCTGGAAGAAAAGCGTAGAAAACATAGAGAAAGAAATGGCATTGAAATATTTTAAGCTAAATGAGTTTGAGTCACCTGACTTACCTGGAGTTAATAATATGTGTCCAAAATTCTTAAAAAAATTAGATAAAGCTAGAGCAATAGCTGGTATCCCTTTTTTCATTACAAGTGGTTATAGAAGTCCACAACATAATTTAGAAGTTGGAGGAGTTCAAGATTCAGCACATACATTGATACCTTGCAAAGCAGTAGATATAGCTTGTGACAATAGTATAAATAGACAAAAGATTATAAGAGCTTTGTCTGAGGTTGGCTTAACAAGGAGACTTGGCATTGCAAAATCATTTATACATACTGACGACTCACAAAAGACTGATGCTATATGGCTATATTAAGAAACATACTAGGCAATTTATTTGGCAAAGCTGATAAGATTATCGATGAGGTAATCACATCTCAAGAGGAAAAAATGCAGTTAAAGAACGAACTGCAAAAGATTATCCAAGAGCAAGAATCACTAATAGAATTAGAAGTAACTAAGCGATGGCAATCCGATATGAATAGCGACAATTGGCTATCTAAAAACATTAGACCAATGAGTCTAATATTCATAACTGTAGTATTTACTATAATAACATTTGCTGATGGTAATATAGGTCAATTTACTCTCAATCAAGAATATCGCCCAATATATCAAAGCCTTTTACTATTATGCTATGGAGCTTATTTTGGAAGTCGAGGACTAGAGAAAATCTATAAAAAATGAAAGACTTTAAGAGGTATAGACTTAAAGAAGATGAATGGAAATTAGTAGATGAATATAGAAACGACAAAAAAAGGCAATCGTTACTAGCTGATGAGTGTAACGAAGTTGGCATAGATGTCGGCTCTGTTTCTCATTATTGGTATAAGAGTCAGAAATTTTCAATATTTGCTAAACCTAATCAATATACTAAAGATGAATTTTTACAATCTATTGAGGAGCTTATCTCACAATACTCTCCTAAATATCCCTCCATTGATTATCCTACTAGACAAGATGGTCACTTACTTATAATTAATCCAGCAGACGTTCACATTGGCAAGTATGCAGATGCTAGTGAAACTGGAGATGAATACAATATAAACATCGCTAAGAATAGAGTAAGAGATGGTGTTAAGGGTATTCTAAGAAACGCTGAAGGCTATCCTATTGAACGTATATTGTTTTGTATAGGTAATGATATTTTACATACTGACAACGTACAAGGAAACACAACAAAAGGAACTCCACAAGATAAAGATGGTAAATGGCATAAACACTTTACAGAGGCTTTAGAGCTTTATGTTGAGGTAGTAGAAATGCTAATGCAGATAGCTCCAGTTGATTGTGTTCACTCTATGAGTAACCACGACTATATGTCTGGCTTTCATTTAGCACACGCTCTCAAGGCTTGGTATCGTAATACAGAAGCTGTTAGCGTAGATGCTGAACCTATGCACAGAAAGTACTATAAATATAAAAATAGTCTAATAGGATTGACTCACGGAGATGGTGCTAAGTTGCCTTCATTGCCTTTATTAATGGCTCAAGAAAAACCTAAGATGTGGGCTGATACAAAATATAGATACTGGTATTTACATCATTTACACCATAAGCAACGTTATAAGTTTATGACTAGCTTTGATAATGTAGGAGTGACTGTAGAGTTCTTACGTTCTCCTAGTGGTAGTGATGCTTGGCACTATCAAAAGGGTTATACTGGTAGTGTTAAAGCAGTTGAGGGATTTATTCATAACGAATTTGGACAAATAGCACACCTAACTCATATTTTTTAATATATTTGCTACGTTTTTGTGTAAAACAAAATAGTTTTTTACTTGTTTATTAGTTTGTTACAAGGGGATATTTTAGCGAATATCCTCTTTTTTTATGCCTTTAATTAAAAAACTTTAACATTTTTTTAATCTAGTAAACTAAAATAAATAACCTTTTTTTGTTAAAAAGTTTGCACAGAATAAAAAATGGTTATATATTTGTACCAACAAACTAAAACAACTAACAATGAACGATTTACACAAACAGAAATTTTTAGATGCTAAATTAGAGCTTGGAACACAAGTACAATTCTTTAGCTTTACATTAACTCAATTATGTACTTATACAATAGTTTTAGCGTTTATAACGATACTTCTATTGAATTTGATACCAACATACTACACAGAGGTGTTAAGCCTTTATAGTGGCTCTTTTATCACTATGGTAGTATTTTACATTAAATACGGAACTAATTAAACTAATATGGAAGATAGAAAAGAACTAATAGAAAAGCTAAGAGTAACAGCAAATCGCATAGAAAGAAATAGACTAGACTATCGTTATGCTTGTGACAGAATAATTTTAGATAAATTATATGAGGAACTAACTCAGACTTTTAATGATTATCTAAAAATTAAAGATGAAAATGAAAACAAAGTTAAATCAATAAAATTTATGAATTATGGAAAAGGTTGTTAAATCAGTTAAACAAGCAGGGGATTTTGAATCTCAATACGGACACTTTTACAAGTGGCTATTAGAATTTGAAGATGGATTTAAGGGCGAGTACCTATCCAAGACAGAAACTCAAAACAAATTTATAGAAGGACAAACAGCTTTAATAGAAGTAACGACAAGAGACTATAACGGTACTAAAATTAATAAGATAAAACCAGCATCAACGTTTCAAGGTGGAGGCAAAAGCTATACACCACTTCCAAAGGACAATAAGACTCAAGAGTATATTATCAAGCAAAACGCATTGACAAACGCTTGTAATATAGTCGGAGAGGCTGATATACCTAAGATAATAGAAATAGCTGACGCATTCAAAGAATACGTTTTAAATGATGTAAAACCAAAATCAACAAACAATGGCACAGACTTACCTTTTTAGTAAACAATCACGTGACGCAGTATATGACCACGACACTAGCTACTGTTTTAAATTAAGACGTGGCAAAGGATGGTTACATTTAAACAAGAAAGCAACAGAGCTAATAGAACACGATGACCACTTTGAGCTTAGACTAGCTGATTGGTACATAAATGTAGGAGATAAATTTGTCTCACAAACAATAATAAGACAAGAGCAGTGTCAAGAGCTTCAAGAATGGTATTACAAAATAAAAGTAAATGAATAAATTAGATAGAATAGTAGAAACAGCTTGTTACATTGGTAACATATCTACAAAAGACTTTAAAAGTAGGTCAAGAGAACGACATATAGTAGACATTAAGCGTATGACATACGCCATAGCTAGAGATGTTCTTAGAATGCCTTATCTACACATTGCAAAGTATTTTAAAGTAAATCACGCTACTGTAATACATCATTATAAACTGAATATGCAGTTAGTTGATACAGATACTTATTACTTTAAAAAATATAATACTATATTGCAGATGGTAAAAAGTGACTTAAATTTAGTAGAAATAGAAGAGTTAATGGAACTCGTACAAAGACTACAAGCTAATAAAGAATCACAACTAGAACTAAAAGAAAAATTAACTAAATTTTACAACAAAGATGAAAACCAAACTAACACAGAAACAACAAGTATTAAACCATCTTAAAAGTCAAAATTCTATTACAAGCTGGGATGCTATAATGGAATATGGTATAACTAGATTATCTCATCATATTTATTG